CCGCTCAGTTATTTTTTTTCTTCGTCTAATACCTCGACAGTATCTAGAGTGTCTATAAACTCTGATCCCCATAAAGGTATCTGTGCGCCAGCCCTGCGTAAGCATTCATAAGCCAGCCAGAATATCTCTGTTTGACGTTCATGCTCACGCAAGACCTTGCTAATTCCTGATCCGTACTTTAACTCGAAAGCGTACTCGACACCTGGTGTTATCTTGTGTTCTGATACTTCACCATTAGCCCTTGTTATCTTTAGCTTTGCCATTCTTACTCCTTAGTTAAAATGCCACCGATGGTGACACTGTTACTGCGGAGTTTACTGTAAAGGAGATACTTGATGTTGCAACTTCAGCCACGCCACCTTGACCGATTGGGGTCAAATTGTTTACTAGAACTGAAAATTGGTAAGTAGGGTTTGTGGCTCCTACAGCAGTGCCTTTAACAGTGATTACTGATACTGCTAAGGTCTTGCCAAATGCTGCGCTTAGTGTCTCGTTTACCTGACTAGCTGCCCAGTCATTGATAAAGTCAATAGTAAATGTTGCTGATTGTAGACCTGCAACAAACTTGTGGGCAGTGTCGCCCATCGCTGTTACTTCTAATTCATCTACGATCTGGTTAATTACGGCATTAGTTACGTATGAGCTAATGTCGATTGAAGGTACTGTAGGTGCAGCGTTGGTAGCCAACTTGACACCTACGTTATTGTTAAGATATATGGCCAAGGTTTATTCCTCATCTTTCTTAGTTTGTGCAGTTGGTTTTGGTGCGCTTGCTATTTGGCCTGTCTTTTTTAAGAAGGCTAAATCTTCTTCGTGTGTGCTCATTTTAACTCCAGCTCGTTAGGATTGATACAGTTATTTCTGATGTTAATAAATCTCCACTAGCTGCATTAGTTATAGCTGGAGCGGAGACACTTGATATGTTGTAAACCAGGGTCGATGCCGCTAGTTTAGTTACTACTGCCACAATAAAATTTTCCATGCCTAGCAAGTTGCCTTGGTTATCAAATGCAGGTGTGGTTATTAAAATCTTAAAATTAGCCAAGGGTGAGATACCTGTCTGGCTGTTATTGTTCGGAATTATGTAGGGATCGGATGGGGTGACCACGACGCTGTTTGCAAGCAAAGTTGCTGGCGGGAATGCAAAGGTAGACCATACTCCAGCGTTTGCTAAAGCGGTTGCTAGCGTGCCACGTAGGGTGCTTATTGCAGCCATTAGCCGACCAGTGAATTAGGACTTGAATACGGCTGGATGAGACCACGCACTCGGTTAATCAGCTGATAACCCATCCGATAAGGGCTGGCAGAGATCCCATCCATACCGACCCCACCAGTCTGGCTAACTTGTCTTGCTTGCCAGATGTCTACAGCAACGATCATTGCTGCCTCACGTATTGCTGGGGTTGTCGCATAAGACTGGGTTTTATGGTCTGAGCCAGTAACTAATCCATAAGGTACTACCTTGTGAAAAACTTGGTTTGCAGCTGTCTTTGCATATTGCACAAATGAATAACCATTAGGGTAATTGACTTGGCCATAGTTATACATAAATACTGGGATAAGGCTTGTGGTGCCAGAGGTTGGCGGGATTGTGCCAGTGATTGTGTGCGTGCCGTTAAATGTGGCACCGCAAGCACTTACCACTATTGATTGTGTCGCAGCGAATGCGTTTGGATTAGCAAGCATAAGTGTTGCCACGTTATCTTGTAATGCTGTACCTACTACTGGGGCAGTGTTAAACCATAGGTATTGGTTAATTAAATCTTCGCTAGTTTGACAAACTTCTTCTACTGTTGCATCAGAATACAGCGTGCCAATTCCAAGGTTGGAGCGTAACTCGGCTGTTGTTACATATGTGGCTGCCATTGTATTCCTCTCTTAAAAAACTCCCCCAGGGCTAGGGCTACTAAACCCCAGGGGATTACTTATTGGTTATTAGATCTTTGCGTACTTGATGATTCCGTAAGGCATCTTGGCGATTGTTGCCATGAAACCATAGATTGCCACCTGTACCTGCAAATTCGAGACCACATTTACGCTCATGAAAGCTTGTGGGCTGCGATATACAGTGAATGCTTCTGGTGCAAGAATTACTGCACTGGCGTCATCAAATGCAGTTTGTGTAAAGTTCTTGTCCACATATAAATCGAGTCCAAGTACGTTTCCACGAATTGAAGATGGTGCAACTTGTCCAGCTGCGTTCATTGGTTGAATCGCATTGTAAATTGGGCGACCAGTTGTATCAACTGCACCTAATAGTGCTTGATACTGTGCTGGGTTAGCAATGTAATTCTGTGCGAAGTAACCAGTGTTTTTGTAAATTAAAGATGCAGCCTCAGCTGAATAATCAATAATTCCAGTGCTGTCTGCTGTTTCTGCAGTGCCGTTTGTACCTGCTGCTAATAGTGCTGTTAATGCAGCAGTATCAATAGCTGTCAAATAAGCATTCTGCAATTGCTGGGTCAACTCTGCATAGAAGCCAGGATAGCCCGCTCTCGAAAGGAGCTCAACGGACAGGGTGTTCATTCCAGAATATTTCTGGACTGTGCCTGTCAGATAGGCGGTTTCCATTCCTGTATTTTGTACGTTGCCAGCTTCTGCTTCAACAGTTACTACTGGTGCAACACCTGTTCCACCCGCTATTGACGTGACCAAGGAAGGGACACTTATAGACATGCCCGTTGGGGGTAAAACGCCTTGACTACATGCATCAATTGTCGGAGTACCAAAGCGTGTGTTAGTTACAAACTCGCTTAGGTATTGTGTTGGATTAAATGCTAAGTTATTTGAAAAAGTATCATCAGCAGCTGTTACATATAACTTTGAATCTTCATTACCTAGAGCAGCTAGGATCTTATGCTCTGTGTATGCAGCCATTGATGTAATTGGCGTACGGATAGATGTTTGAATAAGTGGTGCTGTAATTACTGGGCGTGCGGCTTCTACTGTAGGAGTAGCAGCCTCTGCCTTTGCTTCTTGTGGCGCTGTTGCTAAATCTTCCACAGGAGCCTCGCTTTCTTTAGTTTCGATTGGTGTCTCTGCTTCGCTCTCGCTAGCAGCAACTTTAGTTACTTGCGCTGCACTAAATGCAGGTGATTCGACCAGGCTAACTTCTTTTAGAGTTGCGCTAGTTACATATAAATAATCTTTTTTCTGTATAGACTTATTAACATCTACACCGACTGACAAACCATCAATTAACTGCTCACCTGCAAGGATTAAAGCATCTTGACCTTGCATTGATGCGCTGATCTTAAATGATGCGTAGATGCCATCTTCAGCTTTGTTAAATTTTTGCATTCTGCCTATTGGCTTCTCTGGCATGTGCTGCATAAGCATCTTGACTTTGCCAGGATCTCCTATCTCGATAGAGTCTTTGGCAAATACAACCTTACCGACTGAAGTATTACCTACTTCTTCGTATGGCACGATCTTGCCAGCGATGATTCTGCGCTCATTATCTGAGCTTTCGATCTGGCTACTGAATGTAAGTATCATCTTCAACTTCTTTCCCGTTAGGTGTCATTTGTTCCATTTCTTTTGCATCTTCTACATCTATCAAGCCAAGTGCCAACATTTTCTCTAGTGCTTCTAAGCGCTTCATTGTGTCAGCACGCAAGAATGATTCCTCGATTTTAAATTTTACGGAATGTGATCGTGGCGTGATGTCATCCAATGATAAACGATCCTCAATAGCACAAATAAATGGCTGTAATGAATAGGCCACAAACTCTTTACGGCCATCAATAATGTTTTGATAAGTCATTGAGTTATTCATATCTGCAGAAATGTAATAGGCAGGTACGTTCATCGCTCTAGCGATCTGAGTTGCCAAGTATTGTTGGCTGTCATTGTACATCATATCTTTAGGAGAAAATCCTGTGGTTTCATAAGATAAAGTTGATGTTAAATATGCTGTTGATCTATTTAAGCGACTTTGTTTCCATTGTGCTAATAATCCTGATACTTGCTGCTCTGGTAAATCTGCTCCAGTGTTTTTAATATAACCACTTGGCATTGGAGTTGCAGCGGCTACAGCTGCAGCCTTCTCAATATCTAATGCGCTTTGAATTGTACGTGCTGCTGTAGTTAATACACCTTGTGTTAGACCCTGGAATGTGATGAGAGATCCGATGCCTGTCATTGGCGCTCTTACACCATCAACAAAATATTCTTCTACTTCTGTACCAAACTTATTTGATGTAAATGTAACTCGATTGTTAGCAACCCATTCAAATCGTGATGGTCTTAAATCATCTGCATATAATTCTGTAACACGCCAATATGCAATACCATAAAACAACAAACTATCGACAGTCCAGGAAATTGTGACGGATCTTGGTTGCCGATAGTCTGGTTGATCGAGCCAAAGAGGGTTCCCCAACTCCTCACCATTAGACTTTTTGTAAAGACCTAACGGCAAATAGGAAACTACACCAGCAATAAGATTTCTGCAACGGCTAACCGCTGGTACTTGCATCGCTAAATTGCGATCTAATCCACCAGGGAAATTACCGACACCAGTTGTAAATGAACCATAGCCATAAGCTGTGTCCATAATGGCAGGGGCGTATTGCGCTTGGACAGATTCCGTTTTTTTGTTTATACCCAAAGCAGACAATAGACCCATATAGGTACTTTATACCATAAAACGGACATATGGTGCAAGTTAGACAAAGATTTGCGCAGTTTGTTGCGGTCTATTCAATTGACTTACCACCATAGCTAGTGATATTGCAGCTGTAACATCGCCAGCGGACTTACGCCTAATAATGCGCCAGCCTGCATCGTTAGTCTTAGCTGCACAGTTATTTAAATGCTGTACTAGGTCGGCCTGGCCACTATGCACCATTCGCCCGTTAGCCATAGCATCGGATAAGTCTGAGCATGCTTGGTAAAACGCTTGGCCTGATACATCTTGCATACGCCATCCGCTTTGCTCTAAGCGTGTGGCTATTGACTGCGTGGCATACTTGTCATAACAGATTATATGTGGGTGATACTTCTTGGCCCATTCATTTATATCACTAGACATTTTAATTTCATCTATTGCTATATCGCTATGCCACAGCTGTGCAAGTCCAACCGCTATTTTGTTATCTTTCATTTGGCCCATAATTAACGCACCTGATCTTCTTGTAGGTGCAATATCAAAGGCCATTATAGTCATTGGTCCGACAGGGATTTCTAGTGTGCTATCGCTACAAGCTTCAATAGATCCATACACCCAAGGACTGACTGCGCTATCTATCCATTGACATAACATCTCAGTACGTGTTGCTTCTACGCTGTTTGTATTGACGGCTTCTTCTAGAGTTTCCTCAGTTACAAAATATCCTAATGCTGGATTAGCCATAGCCCAGGCTTTACGATCATTGATTTTGCAGTGCTGTGGTGCTGACCATTCGTAATATCCTAAAGTCACGGGCGGATAAGATAAAGAGCGTTCCCTTAAATCATTTAAAACTGTACTAAAGCCATCACCTGCGTTACTTGTCATTAAGGTCATTGAATTAGGTCTAGCACGTGTTACTGGTAATGCAGCTGTGAAAGCTTCTTCTGACCATTCACGTAATTCATCTAAGTATAGGAAGTCTGCAGTTTTACCACGGGGCGCATCTCTGGTTGCAGCTGCTATCTCATACCTGGCGCCATTTAGTAATGTTATAGATTCTTGACCATTAGCCAAACGGATCTGTCTCACCTGGTCTTTTAAGAATTGATTGTCCTCTATTGTGTAAGCAACATTTCTAAAGGTATCTAATGCCATATTGCGGTTAGATGACATGCCTAATACATTCTTGCTGCCCCACAAAAATAAATGAGACAAAATTAGCATTCTGGCCAGGTGGGTCTTGCCTGATTGTCGACTTACAAGAATTAACCCAGATCGTTTGATCCACATCTGCTCATCATCAACAGTCAATAGATCATCTAATACCCAGCGTTGCCAGGGAATCAATGGCATGCCTATTTTTACAGCTAGATCTGCTACTTCTTGTGATTTAGATAAACCTTTTAGTAAAGGCGTGTGGATTCTAGGCTCAGTGCTGCCAATTAGCCCGACCCCTCGTGGCGTCTGTTTTACTTCCGTATCATTTTGCATCGAAATCAAGCGTATCAGGTTTATTAAATGGTGAATCTGGCACTGTTCGGACTGTCTCAGGGAGAGAACGTTCAGAA